AGGCGATCCCGTCAGTCTCAACACTGTTACCATCGCCGGAGTCGACAGAGGGCTGCGAATAGAAGAGCTCTCGCAGATGGAGATCGGGCAGGCCATAGATTACGTGGTCGAGTATAACGAGCTCCACAAAATCGGGAAATCAGACAAAGGAAAAGGCAAGGAAAAGGAAGAACCTATAAGACGACAAGCGACCCAGGCAGATTGGGACGCTTTCTGGGGGTAAGAGATGGCGATCGGTAAAAACATCAAAGGAATAACGATCGAATTCAACGGCGACACGACCAAGCTGGGCAAGGCCATAACGGACGTCGATAAAAAGACGGAGGGGCTCGACGCTGAGCTGAAGCAGGTTAATCGCGCGCTCAAGTTTAATCCGGGCAACACCGAGCTGATCGCGCAGAAGCAGCAGCTACTCGGCCAGAAGGTCGAGCAGACTAAAGAGCGCCTGGAGGCGCTTAGACAAGCGCAGGCGAAGCTCGACGACGACCCGGCCGTCGATAAGACCTCCGAGGATTATCGGTCGCTTCAGCGCGAGATCATTGAGACCGAGAGCAAGCTGACCCATTTTGAAGGCGAGCTTAAGAAGCTCGACAATATCAAATTCGAGCAGCTCGGCAAACAGGTCCAGGACGTCGGCGGCAAGATGAAGACCGCCGGCGATGGCATGAGTAAATACGTCACCGCGCCGATCGTTGGAGGAGCTGCGGCCTCTGTCAAGGCATGGCAGGAGGTCGACAACGGCCTCGACCTTGTGACTAAGAAGACCGGCGCCTCCGGTAAAGCCCTGGAGGATATGCAGCAGTCTGTTAAAAATCTCGCTCAGGAGATACCTACCGACTTTGAGACGGCGGGCGCCGCTATCGGTGAGGTCAATACGAGATTCGGACTCACAGGACAGGCGCTCGAAGATCTGTCCGGCAAGTTTATCAAATTCGCGGATCTGAACGATACGGACGTCTCCGACTCAGTCGACAAGGTCCAGAAGATCATGGAGGCCTACGGGCTTAAAGCTGAAGACGCGGGGATGATCCTTGACACGCTTAACAAGGTCGGCCAGGACACCGGCATCGGAATGGACCAGCTCAGCGAGAGCCTCGTAACTAATGCGGCATCGCTTCAAGGCATGGGTTTTGATGCCCAGCAGGCCGCCTTTTTCGTTGGCCAGCTGGAGAAGTCCGGAATCGACGGATCTAAAGTCATGACGGGGCTAAACAAGGCTATCGTCAACGGCGCGAAGGAAGGAAAAGCGCTGCCGGAGGTCATGTCAGAGATTCAAAACTCGATCGTGGGCGCATCCTCCGAGGCCGAGGCTATGAACGCTGCCGCGGAGATCTTCGGAGCGAAGGCAGGATCTGCGATCGCAACCGCAGCACGAAACGGCTCGCTGGACTTTGACGCCCTGGCGAGCTCTGCGACAGACGCCTCCGGCTCAGTCGAGAACACGTTCAACGAGACTTTAGATCCGGCGGACAAATTCCAGATGATGCTTAATAGCCTTAAGATCACCGGCTACGAGATCGCCGACTCGATGTTTACGATGCTCGCGCCGGCGCTGGAGAAGGTCTCCGGCTGGCTGAAGGATCTCGCAGCGAAATGGCAAACCCTCAGCCCGGAGACTCAAGGCTTTATCATCAAGATGGCAGGGCTCCTGGCAGTAATCGGGCCCGTGCTCTCCATCCTCGGACGGATGACCATCGGCATAGGCGGGCTCATAACAGTGCTGCCAAAGCTGATCGGAGGGTTTACGAGCGTGGCCGGCGCTTTCAGCAAACTGGCGAGCACGCTCCTCACTAACCCGTGGGGGCTCGTGGCCATGGCCGCGATCGCTGCGATCGTTCTCATCGTGAAGCATTGGGATCAGATCAAGGAATTCTTCTCCAAGCTGTGGGAAGCAATAAAGAACGTTGCTGGAAAAGCCTGGGAGGGCATCAAACAGACCGTAGTCGGCCTCGTGGTCGGCATAAAGGACGGCATTATAGGAGCATTCAAGAAGATCGGCGAGGTGCTCAAGACCATAATAACTACGTGGTATTCGGTCATAACCTGGCCATTCCGCAAAGCGTGGGAGGTCATCAAGAAGATCGCTAAAAAAATCAAAGACGTATTTAACTTCGATTTCAAACTGCCAAAGATCAAGCTCCCGCACTTCAAGATCAAGCCAAAAGGCTGGAAGCTCAGCGACCTGCTCGAGGGCTCGATCCCGTCGCTGGGCATCGATTGGTACGCAAAGGGCGGCATATTCAGAAGCCCGAGCGTTATCGGCGTCGGCGAAAAAGGACCCGAAGCGGTGCTTCCGATCGAGAAACTGCAGGAAATGCTCGGCGCGATGGCCGACAGCATCGTGAGCGGTATGAGCACCGCTATGCTTATGCAGTCGGCTGCAGCAGGAGGCGAGGGAAGAGAGATCGTCATCCCGATATACCTCTACCCCTCAGGGCCGAAGATGGGGGAAGAGACAGTTAAAACATACGACAAGTGGAAGAGGATTCTCGGATGATTGGAGTATTCAACACTATAACGATCGGCGGGACGGAGATCTATCGCGGAAACGAGTTTACGCTCCAGCGCGAGTGGATCCACGCCGGGGAGATCGAAACCTGCACAGGGAAGTATTGCGCGGACGTTGTCGGCTGGCGTTATAAGGATTTAACCCTGTCGTGGGATAACCTCCCACAAGCTCAGCTGGAGGCAATCCTCGAGCTATCCGGACGCGAGGTGCAGATGACATTCAGCAACGAACAGAACGACGCTGTCACGGAGTCGGTAATACCGACGGCGACCAGCGCTCAAGTCACAAGGCTGACAGACCCGCAGGGCAATATCGCATGGTCCGGCATCGGCCTGGAACTTAAATTCATCAACGCGCACGGAGTGAACGCATGAGCGAGATAGATGTCCAAAACGCAAAACAAATAAGAGATCCGATGACGGTACTAATCACAATGGAAGTGCCGGACGATGAAGTTACGCTGACATATTCGGGGTATTCCTCCGCAAAAGTAGCGGACGGCGCGCTCAATAATGACTGGCTGATGAGAGACCTCGCCGATCTGCAGGGCGACGGATTCCCTCTTGACGGATCTCGCGTTCTGTACGATCCGAACACAACGGCGAGTGCGGCCAACGGCAAAATCGGCATAAGGTCTAATATTGGAGAGCCTGTCACCGTGACTGTGACCGGAAACAGAACGATCACAAGCCTGTCGATATTCGCCTCTGGCGCGGAATCGGTGGCGTTCGATGGAACTACTACGCCGATGATCGCGGGCTCCGCGGTCATTCCCGTAGGCGCGCAGTCTATCACTCTGACACTAAGCCCGGCATCAAGTACAGAACGGATCGAAGTCTCAGAGATAAGGCCTGGAACAGTGTTTAGGATCAACAACGACAACCTGATCCGGGCGGTAGTCTCCCTTCGGTCGGACTTGAGCATAATCAATCCGACACTCCCCGAATCGGAGATCAATATTGATGTATATCAAGATACAGATATATCCGAGATCGTCGCGAGCATACCCGAGGACACGCCGATCACCTACTCGGCGGGTTACCCCGGAGACATGAGTCCGGAGCGGAAATTCTACGTCACCGGGCAAGTCACCTGGGCGGATAACGTCCTCAGCATCCAGGGCGTGGACGCTGTGCATTTTTTGGATTGGGACTACACAACCTCTGTTAGAGCCGAGGAGTTATATGCCTTGTACGGTATGATGCGACAATTTCTCAATGTAAGCGGGGTCGTGTTTGAGTATGAGGATATCAGGACCGTGCTGGACACAAATGCTGATTTGTCAAACGCCGTAACCAGGGCAAATCTTAATGTCAGAGGGTATATGGCACAGATGACAAACCTGTTCCATCAGGAGTTCTCTAATGGGGCTGCCGTATGGATCCGTTATGTGGACGGGGGGCGACCTAGTCTCATGGTAACCAAGCCGTTCGCATCTTTCACAATCAGCGAATCAGACTGTGGGGACCTCACCAAAGTGAATGAGCGGACGCCGAAGGGAGCATACATACGCCATATGGAAACGAAGAAGACCGTCCCTCTGAAAATCGGCACCGCAGAGTGGATTAAAAATGTGGGAGCTTCGTTGAGTTATGATAGCCAAGCGTTGGGGGATTCAGTTGCTATTGGCTTTTACTGCG